ATTACTAAACCGTATTGAGTTGAATCTTCTGCCACAACAGTAGCTTGCATATTACTTGTATCTTTATTGATGCCTAAACCTCGCTGACATCCTCGCGCAACAACAGTTGCAACAATATTACTGATAGATGCAACACCAGTAGTTCCTGCATTTTGAATTTCTAGCGCGTGTGATCCACAGTTTGTAGCGTTTACATCGAGAATAAAGTTTTTAATATCTGGATTAGCAGATAACGCAGATTGAATTTTACAACCGTCTAACTCACAATCGGACGCAATGATACTTAAATTTATGTTTCCAGATTGTAGGTACGCCCCATGCTGACCGGGGATGCCGTGAATAACACCATTTAAAACAATATTATCGTTATTGCCTTGAGTGTATGTGCTGTAAACTTCAACAAGTATTCCCTGTGCTGTTCCAGTTACATTTAAATTATTTATTTGAACATTCTTGCAGTTACCATAAGTCGCTGAATGCTTAATGTAGATTCCGTTTTGAAAATTTGCAGACGCAGGAATTGTTGAACCATAATTGTGAGTACCTTCGACAGTTATGTTTTCAACCATCACGCCAACCGACCCTTCAATATACAGTCCTGCATTAGAACCGTTTCTTGTTCTTGCATTTGTTATATTGACAGTTTCACAATTAATAATTGAAATAACCCTGTCTAAGTGCCCAGAGTTTCCTGTCCAGCTTGAAGAATATGCACCTTTTCCTTTGAACAGAGCATTGTTGCACTGCATGTCTATGTTAGTTTTAGTCGTTGCCTTAAAGACTGATTTGTCGTCAGTGGATTGCTCAATTATTACTCCCGCATTAAGAATTACAGACGCATTTGAACTCAACGAAATTTCATCTGTAAGCAGATAAGTTCCGTCTGGATAAAAAACACTTTTGCCTGTAGTGTGCGCGGCCTGTATTGCTAACGTATCATCCGTAGTACCATTGCCCACTGCACCAAAGTCTTTAACGCTTACAGTCTCGCGTAACTTAGTTTGAACAGTAGTAGCGACTGCACCAGTGCCAGAAGGGGTGTAAGACACTAGATCAGAACTAGTAGCGCCTATGAGAAAGATTTCAGCAACCATGACTTCAATCGTACTTAGGTTAGGGGGTGCAACAGAAAAAGCAATTATTGAACCTGTTCGGCTATAACCATCTTTTTGCTGATAGACACCGTCGATATAAACCTGTGTATTGTTTTCACTTTTTGGGTCAGACTCTAAAGTAAATGCTGTAGTCGATCCGTCACCTGTAAAGTTATAAACATTCCAAGACGCAGAATCATACAGAGCTAAGTTCGTCTTGTCATCATCCACAGTTCCTGTGCCTACGCTACCTCCTGTACCGCCACCGGAACCACTTCCGCCTCTAAATAATGACATATCTGCCTCTTAAAATAAAATAAAAATAAAAAGAGACTCCCCATATAGAGGAGTCCCTAGTTTACTACTTAGCCGTTAACAGCCAATACAACACCTGCTTCTGGACGGAGTGCTTTAACACCGTACAGAGTATCAGCAGTATATAGAGTTCCCAAGAACTCCTGCTTGTACTGAGTCTGAGAACGAATACCTTGTTGCTCAGCCATTACCATTGCATCTTGATGAACCAAGAGAGCGGCTTTAACGTCACCACCTGCACTGTTCTGTGCGGCAGTTTCGATGATTGGGCAGTTAGAAGAAACAAATACGTCAATACCGTACAAGTTACCAATCTGACCATTCTTAACGCCTCGTCCGTCTACAAAATCAGAAGACATATAACGATCAATGCCCATGATAGAGTTACGGAGAGAAGGAGGAACAACAAAACAACGGTTGTCCATAGGAACGTCTGCATCGTCAAGTACCTGAATAGCCTGACGGAAACCTGCGTCGTTGAATACGTCACCTGCGGCAACAGCATCAGCGGCATAAGCTTCGATACCGGAAGAACCTGAGAAGTTGTAGCTATTGCTGTGAATCCAATCAGAACCAGAACCGTTGTCGTCACCGAAATACTTGCCCAACTGGAACAAATCATCGTCAACCTGCTTAGCCAAAGCATAACCTGCGTCACCAGTGTAGAACTGACGTAGAGAAGCTAGACCTTGTACTTCTACGATGTCTTCAATAAGACGAGAGTACTCAAAGTGGCTGTTGATTGTTACCTGTACTTCAGACTCAGTAGCGTTCTGTACAGTTACTGCAGTGTTCTCAGCTTTAGCGTTAGCAGTTCCACGAGTAGGCTTAGGGATGTGTAGAACATCTCCTTTCTTGCCAGTCATGGTCATTTTTTTAACAAGGTTTGCTAAAACTAAGCTTTTCTGATATGCGGCAACAACTTCGTCACTCCAAATATCGGGGATAAAAGTAGCTGTGTCGCTTTTTCCTACAAAACCGCCTGTGGCGGGATAAGTTGATGTAGCCATGATAAAGTCCTATAATAAGATTAATTAGTGTCGAACTCTCCCTTCTTGATACGCTTGCATAATCTCATCGGATAATGACATGTATCGTTCAGGATCGTCCTTCATAAGTTTAATAATGTCTGAACGCCTGTAGATTTTCTTTGCCGACTGCTCTCCGCTTCCTCTAACATTACCTGTGGATGCGGCCTTAATAGTGTCTTTGCGTTGTTGCTTCTCATTAGCGGCAGTTTGTCCTACTACCTGCTGACGTTCCTTCCAGTTACTGAAAAGTTCATCCGCGGCCTCGTAATCATACTGCTGATCTGCTTGTGCAAAAAGCTGTGTGCGAATCTTTGATCCTTTAATCCAATCTACGAATTTACCGTCTTGTAAAATATCCTTCATATCAGGATGTCTACTTTGCAATTCGGTCATAGCCGCATTTTGTTTGTATTGAGCAGACACTTGTTCTGCTTCTTTAATCTTAGGATGATTGCTAATAGCTCTTTCGACTGCCTTGTCGGGATCAGAGAAAAAATCTACTTCGTCTTCAGAGTTTTGTTGCGGTGCTTCTGGGTTCGAGAGTTGTGTCTGTATATAGTCATCAACAACTTTACGTAATTCACCTACTTCAGAACTTTGTTTACCTAAGAGTTTTTCAGCTTCTTGGTGCATACGCACAATGTCCGCTGTACTCTTACCTTGATACTTATCAGGAAGTTCCTCTGTGGGTTGCTCATCTACAAGAGGTTGCTCTACTGGAGGCTCTTGTTCTGTGATGTCGGTTATCGTATCTGTTTCAGTTGTATCGTCTAAAGGTTGACGCTCTTCAAGTAGTCTTGCCATTATTAAACTCCGTGAGTTATCTCATTATGGAGGTGTATTGTATGTAAGGGTTCGGTTAGGAGTTTTCCTTACGCTCTTTTTTAATCTTCCTTTCGCGGTCTCTCGCCCACTTCATGGT